AGCTGCATCGTAGTTAGTGTAAACATTTGTTTTTAGTTTAAAGTCATAGTTCTTTTCGCCTAACCCGACAAAGAATGTTACGCCGTTTTGTCCTGCGTGTTCGTTAGCTGGACGGTTTAGTTTTGCTGTTACTGAATGTGACATGTTCTTTCTTCCTGTTTAGTAGTTAATTGTTATGACCATTGCTGGCCGAATTTTAAATCTAATTTACCTAGCATTGAATCCATATCACGAATAAAGTTTTTTTCTGCTTCGTCGTATTTATCCATGAATGCTTGGTCGCGCTCAATCAATACCCAGTGTAACTTTTTAGTTTTTATACGCGGGTCATAGTTAGCAAAATACCAACCCTCGTAACCTGTAACCCACATTGAATACTGGCATTGCTCAATGTATTCTTTTTTAATTTTGTCGCAAGTGGCGAACTCTACAAATACCTTACTGGTGAACGGACATTTTAATTCTAAGCCAACTTTTTTGCCTGCAATTAATCCATCAGGCGAAATACCGAAGCGCTTTTCTTTATCGCGGTAAATAAACGCCGGAACAGTCACATCAACACCATGCTCAAGTTCAAAGAATGCCCTTGCTTGGTCTTCGTGGTCGTGACCCCATTCACATTGCTTAAAACTCATTTGCTCAGGGATTAAACCAGTAGCTATTTGTGCCACTAACTCAGCCATGTAACCTTGGCGCATATCACCGTAAATAGGCGGTAATGTTGCGCGAATCATATTTTGCAATTCAGCTTTGTTAGTGCCTATATAATTACCGCCATCGTAAATAAATGAATGATTCTTACCATCCTTGCAATATTCAACATTATCAGGCATTAGAGCTAACTTAGATTCACTTGCAAACTCACTAGCGCGGCTAGCTGTAATTACACCAGCTCTTGCGCGGTGCCAATCTGGTGTGCCTTGCTCTATTTGGTCAATAATAATCATGATGCAAACCTTAGTATTTCATTGAACTTCTTAGACTTTATTTCGTTAAGATTGTTGAACTTGAACGCGCGACAAACTTTCGATCCTTTCTCTGTGTACTGACCATTCGAATCACAAAGTAAAGGGAATAGCTGATCAACCTGTTCTGCGCTGATTAAGTTAAAATCTCGCTGATCTTCCCTGCTTTCGTCGCTCTCACCAGTTTCAAGATTTAATACTTTTAAGATAGCTGACTTTGTAGCGTAACTTAGCGCCTTACCCGGTGCCTTGTCTCCGTTATCATTTGCGTGCGCTTCAATCGTCGCGGTTATTTTATCGCTCCCATCATCAATATTTACAAAATTTATCTCGTAAGTACCGGAGTATAAGCCCATTTTGATTGGTGTTGGTGTTGCGTTGACGTCTCGCATTTGCAAGAACTCGCCTTTAATTTGATTTGGAAATATTATCACCCCGTTATCAACCAGAGATTGCCTAGCAACAGATATAACCTGGTCGTGAGAGACAGCTTTATACCCGCCACCCATTCCTGATACTGAACTATCCTTTTGAACGTATTGAACAGATTTCATTACGTTGTTAATTCGCTGGTATATATTTAATACACTACTCATCTTCCGCCTCTCCCAAGTCACAATTCTTATCGCACGTTAATTCGTTATCGCCATCGTGCAGCGTCATTTGAGCGCCACACTCACATTCTGGCGCTTCCGGTTCATCACAATGCTTAGCTGTTTGATTTGCTATTACGCATGTCATTTATCTCACTCCTTAATTCATTCATCTTGTTTCTAATCGCTACCTTGTACTGCTCGGCAGTCGTGTAACTGTCATCTATTACAGATAGTAAATACTTGCTTGCTTTACCGCTTAAACACCCCGTCAACGTGATAGCTTTGTACTCAATAGTGTCTTTATACTGTTTAGCTGTTTTGTACTTTCTTAAGTAGCCAGCTTCTAACACGTCAAGTAAATAAACTATTGATTGTGGTTTAATGCAACTTTGCTCTACGTCTGTAATAGTCATAATTTAATCCTTTAGTATATCGTCGATTTCTTCAATCTTTGACCATGCCCAGCCACTTATCTGGTGCTCTGTTGTAACTCCATGCTGTGACAACATTTCAACTAATTCAATTAACTGCCCTTTCATTGCCGCCAATGCAATCTGCTCACCTACCTTATCGCTTGGAACGTTATCTCTATTAATCATTTTAATTCCCTGCTGCGTTGTTGATGTGATAAATAGTAATACACACTTAAACTATCGTCAAGGGTTTTTCATATTAATTTACATATTATTTTTATATTGCATTATAATATGCATTGCGTTAGTATTATCTCAACTTAAATAGAAAGGCACATTATATGAAACAGACAACAGTACAGATTCACAAGTTAACCAGAGAGAAATTAAAAGCAGTATCTGATAAGCGTAAAGAGCAAGGTAAGTTACCTAACAAGCAAACTGAAATATTAACCGATTTAATTAATAAACTTCACGATAAGGAATGTAAATAATGAAAGTATTATCAATTATATGGATCTATCTTTTAATCTGCGGGCTGACATTAGGGCTTGCTCACAATCACCACCACGAAAGATGCGGAACAAAGGGGTATCCATCTAATTCAGATGTAATCGCAGCTGTATTTCTGCCTGTTGCTATTTCTTTCGTTGTTACCTATGACGATAAGTATTACGCAAAACCAGAATGCAAAGGAGAAGTTAAATAATGATTACATCTAACAACACTACAGAAGTATTTTATAAGCCAGCTAATAGAGGAAGTAAATAATGAAGAGTATTAAAGATGCGTATGAAGAGTTAAAGGGTGATTTGAGTGACACTTTTATGTTTGATAAGTATGATAAATACCTTTATTACTTGGGCAGGTCGGGCTATATAGCAGCCGAACTCAAAACCACTTACCCCGATGGGCAATATATATGCACAGTAGAAGAGTTTAACAATTACAAGCCTGAATCATCATCTGTATGGCTGCGTAAACCTGAAAAGCCTGTATATACTCAAGTTATGGCTGATGCTGGTGAGTTGCCTAGTGTAGGTATGGAGTTCATTGATTTGGGTTGTGACAATCCAGAGATACCAAAAGTTTGCTTGGCGGTTGATGGTACTGTAGTGGTTTACAAGAATAGTACATTTGATTACCAGTGCGCGGAAGTTACCGAGTGCAAACCACTAATCCCACATATAGATCTAATAGATGGTAAGGCTTATCTGTTCAATCTAGTGTCAGGTACACAAGTGCATGTAGGCATTTACTCCAAAACCCTTATGAGATTTATCCTTGAGGTTTCCCATTATGACGTTTCAAAGTGCGCCAACATTCAATTACTAGAGGTAGTAAAATAATGAGTATATTAACGATAGGTAAAGACGAGCGTTTCAATAATTACATTCCAAGTAGCCACATTGATAAAGTTAAGGCATTGTCTGATGCTAAAGATGAATCAACAGACGAACTAACACAGAGTGGTGTATCAGTAATCAATAGTAGTCATGGGCGTTGCGCTAGACTGGTTCGTGACCGCAAAGATAGTCTCGAAATAAAAGCGTTAAAAACACAAACAAACGAAGATTATTTTTATTCACTACTTTAGGATAGTTTCTAATGACAAATCTTGACAAGCAATTAGAAGAGTTAATCAGTGAGCGCAATGCTTTTGAGGCTGTGAATCATGGCGTGATGACTGGTCAACAATAGATAATAGAACTTCAAAGCAATGCCTTAGCAGTGTTAAAGCTGATGCTATAAGCGAAATGACTGGCGCTATGCCAAGCGCGGGGTTTAACTCAGAGCGCGATAAAAACAATTGGATAGGTGACTACATAGATAATTTAAGAGGCTACAATGATAACAAGGCTAGCTGATAGGCTATTAGATAACCTTTGTGAGTTATTAGAGAGATAAATAAAAGGCCGCTATTGAGTGGCCTTTTTTGTGCGTGCTATTCGCCTGAGAACCTGTTATCAATTCTTTCGTTAACACCTGAAAGTAATCTTTCTATCTCAAGAACGCATTCATACGCTTCTATCAGTAAATCATCCATAACTAATTAACCTTTATTTTATTTTGCGTGGCTATGTCAGCACTATGACAAAGACTATTAAACATCATAACAAGAACCCCCTTTATTAGTCTTTATTATATCAAATTACACACATAAAAAAGCGCCAGGTGATTAGTCCGGCGCTTACAAGGAGTAGTGTAGATAAACAACATAAACGAAGAGTGAGTTAAGTTTATGCTGATAGTGTACTAGATAAACTCGCCTTTTTCAATGTCGTATACGTGAACCTTGCCTCCTGTATATAAATCCCTAGTCATTGCATACTCAATAGCCTCTTTCAATGTCGCCCCGTGATCTAGTGCTGATATCGCATACGAGCCACCACTGCCTGCATATTCATTACAAAACATATTATCCTCATTGAATACGCCGTCATGAATAAATACATTATATGCAACTTTGTCACGAACAATAATGCCAGAGCAATCTATATCAATACCATCAAGTTCAACCTTTGCGTACTTTTTATAATTTTCCATAAAGTAGTCAGCATCACAAGTTGATCCGGTTAATACGAATAGAATTCCGTTGACCTCTTTCATTTTAATGTAACTATCGTTATAAGCACCGCTGTTTTTTGACATGCGACTATCGCACGCTATCTGTTTATTTTTATGATCATATAATATTGTTGTCATTTTATACTCTTAATTAAAAGCCAGTCGGCTAACTGGCTTGTTGTTACTCTCTACTGTGTGTTTATTTAAACATTTGCTTTTCAAAGTATTCGTGCAACTCTTTATTGGCTTCTACTTCACATTCCTGACTACAATGAACAGGCCAATCACATTGCTCCCACTTATCAGGAGTTAAAGGTTTTTCACAGTGGTCACATTTAGTTTTTAACTGCTTCATATCTATTACCCTCCATTATGTTTTATTTATACTTCTATAAAATCAATATCTACGCCGTTTATTTCTTGGTAAACATCAGTATCACCTTCGTCACCAACATCATCAAACCCAGTATTATTAACACCACTTGCAACAAGCTTTATTAATGAGTCTAAATCAGGATGCTCGTAATCAGTTTCAATGGTTGCTGTTCTTGTTGTTGTCCTGACTTCTTTTAATTTTATTGTGTGCTTCATTTTATAATCCCTTTGTTTTATTTAATTGTGTTTCTTAGTGCTTCACACAGCGCCTTGTATTTGCGCGTGAAATACATAGGTCTTGTTTCGCCTATATCACAAAAATAACCTGTGTCTGATTCGTAAGGTTCACGAGGGTAATGCTTGTATATAATCGCTCTAGCCTCATTATGTATCGCTGAACCTTTTGTTAAATATCTACGCCCTTTAGTTGGTGCAAAATATACTTTTGCTGTTTGCGCTTCAATACTCATTTTATAATCCCTTGTTAGTGTTCTAATTCGATAATTCTAGCTTTTACAATCACTCTTACATCATCAGACAGTACTATCTTTTCATTCGCCTCTGAGCAAAAACCATTGAGTGAACATCGTAAATTGTAAAGTTCATTGTTATCCCGTTTGATTTTTCTTAACTTAATTTCAGCCTCGGCAATGCTAAAGCCTATATCCTTTTTAAACTGCTTTTCTATTTCCATTTTATTATCTGTATACATAATTAACCTCTTTGGTATCCGCGCTGTGCTGGCATGTTTTTAGCTTCTTCTCTTTGGGTCATTTCTGCAACTTCCTGAACGCTTAACGCCCCAAAACCGCCCGACATTTTTGAAAGGTATATGGTTCCGTTTCCGTCATTGTGTCGGTCTTTAGCGATAATCAATTCTGTTACGCCTTTTAGTTCAGTGTCGGGATCTAAAACCTCTTGACGATGTACAAATAAAACCACATCTGCATCAGCCTCAATCGAGCTTGAGTCTTTAAGGTCGCTCATTACAGGTCTGCCGCCCTTATCCATTGCTCGACTACCCTGCACCAGTAGTAAAATAGGTGTGCCCATTTCTTTTGCTAGGCTTTTAAGTGATGAGGTTATTTCACCAATAGATATTGTTAAACTAGCTGCTTTCGGCATAGCCATCAAACCAAGATAATCAACAACAATCAGCCCAATATAGCCCTTTTTAGCTACATGCCTACGCACCCTTGCGCGTATCTGACCAACTGAAAGCTTTGCATCTGTCTCAACGTAGATGTTACTAGCATTGACAGCGCCCATGCCGCTAGTTAATCGCCCCCAATCTTCATTGTTAAGACCTTTTCCGCTTCTGATTTTCTTGGGGCAAACGCCTGAAGCCTTAGAGATAAATCTTTCGTAAACTTGCTTGTCGCTCATTTCCATAGAGAAGAACATGCAGTTTTTCTGTGCGTGACCACCTACATAGTCCATTATCGTCTGAGCTAATAACGTCTTACCCATGCTAGGACGCCCTGCAAGCACAATTAAACCCTCTAAATCAAAACCTGATAGTCTTTCATCGAGTTCAGCTATTCCTGTCTCTAATCCGCTTATAGCGCCCCCGCTTTGCACTCGCTCATCAAGCTTGTTTAGCCAATCATTACCGAAATCTGAAATGTGACTCGCCTCTTTCCCTGTGTCTTTTGATGTAATTGACTTGAGATTATTTTCTATCATCTCGATTAGCTCGCTTGGCTCAAGGTTTTCAGAGTGTTCAATCGCCTGTTGCGCTGTTCTGATTATATCTCGCTTAATCGCTATCTTGTTTACAATGTCCACATGAACAAGTGTAAGGGCTAAGCTAGTTACTGAACGCGGTAGCTCAGATATATAATAATAACCACCTGACATAGCTTCTGTGCCGCTAGCTTTTAACCTCTCGGTCACTGATATTGTATCGACTACCTCTTTACTCTCGGCCATTGTTTTTATTGCGTCAAATATTACGCGATGGCTTTGCAGGTAAAGCGCTGATGAATCCATCATATCCAGTGCTTGTTTCGATGTGCTGTGATTGCAGTCAGTTAGTAATGCACCAAGTATCGACTTTTCAGCATTTAGATTGTTAAGTGGTTCTTTAAGCATTGTCATAGTTCCCTTCAATTATTTTTAGTAGGTTGGCTTTGTTGATCACGAAATCAAAACTCATTGACCAACCGTTAACTTTCCCCATAAGGTAATCGCTTTTTGCTGCATGGCAAAATAAACCCTTCCAGTTTTCAGCGCTGTCAAAACCAAACTCTTTTTTAAATTCGGTAATACTTGCTGATATATGCGACTTTCTTTTCTGGCTAACCTTTACCACTTGAGGCAAGTGAGGGAAAACTTCATTGTATGCATCAGCTATTTGCTGATATATGTCTTTACTATAATTATCACTTTTATTCTTTGTTTTATTCTTATTCTTATTATTACTATCTGCTACGTTTGCTACCTCTTGCTTGCATTTGCTAGCATTTGCTACCTTTTGCTTACCTCCTTTAGAGCCAGCAATAGCACGCCTTTCGCATGTTTTGATGTATTTCTCATCATCCCTAATAAACTGGTTTTTGAATGGTGAAAACGCTATTTTTACTACACTATCAAGCGGGAATTCTTCGTTATGTTGATAAGCTTTTATAGCTTTAAATAACACTCCTGCTTGTCCGTTGGTTAAATCATCCAGTATATCTAAGCTGTCTATATGCAGTAAGAATGATTTTTTATTTGTAGTCATATATAATGGACCTGTCTAAATATTAATAATTTGCGCTCTTGCTGGGGCGCTTTTTCATTTCTAGCAAACCATAAATTTTGCGTTATAAAGCTCGGTCTTCACAAGCTTGGCGACAGCATCAAGTGTCATAAATTTTCTAGTTCCACCTCTTGCTAACTCTAAAGCACAATCCATCTTATTAGGCTTGTCTTTGTATTCTTCCTTTAGCGCAACCAAAGCCCACCCTTCACCGTAACTAGTAGCCATAAGAGTTCCTACTGCTTCGTATTCCACTAACTTCTTTAATTCTTGTAATTGCATTTTGTAAACCCTTTATTAAGTAAGTGAGTGAACAATAACGCATAATACTTAATACGTCAATATATATTTAAACAAACAATATTGTATTTTTGTATTGACACATTAAACGGTGGTTGCTAAAGTTAGTCTCATCAACGCAAACAACTAACGGGAAATGATTATGAAAACAAGAAAGCAGTACGGCACGTTTGAAAAGTACCTGATGGAAAATGAAAGTGAATTGATGGACGAGTATAAATCGAGCCATGATGATTTGAAGCAGCTATACGAATACCCCAGCTTTAAGGATTTTTGTGTAGGAAAATGGCAATGGCTTAATTAAATAACAGCTACCTTATGTAGCTCAACAAACAAAGAGAGAATGACAATGAGCGAACCAACACAAGAAGAAAAAGACATCGAAAAGCGCGAACTAGAGTTGATAGAGATAGCAGCTAAAACACGTAAGTTAAACGAAGACAAATAAGGGTGAAGAGTGATGTTAAATATAAATGATTTTAGAAGAATTAAGCCAGTTGATAGTGTGGATGATTATGAAGCAGGCGCAACTGAAGAGAAAATAAACCCAGTAGTGGGTAAGGAGTTTCTTAATAGCATACTGTCACTAGTTAGCGATACTTGGTTATCAGTAACAGAGGTTGCAAACGCCACAGGCAGAAGTCGATCAGCGGTACATAGCCGATTGTATAAGCAAGAGGCTATAGGTACTGTTAAATCAATTCCACGCACCGTTGCTGGCTCAATTAGACCGGTATTATTTTACAAAGGAGTTAATGCAGCATGATTTTAAACGCAAAGATTATCTATAAAATCATGGGTATCAAAGAAAAGAAACCCGCGAAAGTCAAAACTAAAAGAAAGCCTAACGCACCATCTGAAAAAGCTATCAGCGCTATCTGGAACTGCCTTAAAGATAACGGTCTAACGTCATCAAGTGACATGATAGATAAAACCGGATACAGCACAACAACGGTGTTTCTTGTCATGTCGTTGCTAGAAGCCTCTGGCGAATCATTTAGAAATACTGGCCGAGGGATGAGCGTACATACTTACTTTGGATTGTCTGATAAGGGGCTTGCAAATGTTAGATAACGACATGCTTACACTTAAAGAAAAGCACGAGTACGAAGCTGAGATTGAGCAGCTCAAGGAGAGGTTGCGCATTATGTCCGCCAATCATTCAGACGTTAAGTCTAAGTACTCTAGGTTGCGTGTTCGTTATGATGAAATGATAACTACTAGGACGGACTCAGCTAGAGAGCTCATAAAAAGAAGGTTCAACGGTGAGAAAATGCGACTACAGGAAATAGCAAACAAGTCAGGACTTAGTTACTTTACGGTCAGGAAGTTATCTAGCGAGCTTGTTGCTTAAATTAATTCGGTGATATGTCACTGGTCCAATCTGTTAACTGTGACTTATGAGTTATAGTTAGCTTACTTAATTAATGGAGAGAATGAAAAATGAAGCTATCAAAAGAGAATTTAAAATTGGCGGGTGAGTTGTTTTGTAAGTGTATCGAGTTAACTACAGATAGAGATGTGTTTTCTGCTTCATTAGAGTTTACGAGTTATGTTGATAATTACCATTTAATCATATATCTAAATAATTCTAATAGGCCCGCTGTGAATGAGGAGTTCAGTAGCGGGTACACGGATGATAATAAGCATTTTGCAATATGGTTAAGTGATATGTTAGAAATACTCATTAATGAAAAATCAAAGTCTGATATTTTGAACGCACCTGAAAATATTGCAGCAACTAAAGAAAAATTAAAGCAAGAAAAGATTGCTAGACTAGAAAAAACTCTTGCTAGCTTGAAATCGTAATGACCACCAGTAAAGCGATGCGTGAGCTATTAGAGCGCAAAGGTGTCGCCGTTACTGGTGATGCTAAAAAGGATATGGCGGCAGCTAAAAAGCTAAAGCCTGACTATAAAGAATATTTGCGAGGGTTTAACAATGGACTATAAAAAGCTTTTGTATTTAGATATATCAACACTAGTAGCGATAGTGTGTATATGTGTTTGTGGTTTTAGTGTTTATTTTTTAGTGGGGTGAGTTATGAGAGAATTAACAGAGTTTGATAAGTTTTACATGTGTACCGAATCAGTAAAGTCCAAAGGGTCTCACAGTATAGATTGCCGACTAGGTTTGTGGGGCGTTACCGCTCCAACGATTGAGCAGGCAGTTTCTGAAGCTAAACATTACTTTTTGCAGTATCTAGCGGATGGTGAGTATAGCTCTATCGTTGGCGGTATGAATGTGGTCGAGACGCTTTTACATAATGAGCGTAAACAGTGATTAAGGATTACACGCTAAAGCTATCAACCAGCACAGTAGCTATCAATAAGATAAAAGAGATAGTTAGCGCTAACCCTAGTCAAGATTACACGCTTACGGTAGTTGAGAAAAGTAAAGATAGGAGTATCAACGCCAACAACCAGCAGCATTTGTGGTACGGCCAAATAGCAAAGCATTATGGAGACCGTACAGCGTTAGAGGTTAAAAACTTCTGTAAGGATGCGATAGGGTTGCCGCTACTTTTAAATAGCTCTAAGCATGGTGATAAGCTCGAATTTCTACTATGTAAGCTTGATTACTATCGGCATAGTCATGAAAGTAAAATGAAGTTAGTGCAGTGCTTGGAAGTTACAAGTTTATTTAATACCGCCGAATCAAAACAGTATATGGAGCAAATGATATTTTACTGGAATGATAATGGCGTACCGATTAAGTTTAAGGATTGATTATGTTTAAATTCCCACTACACAAGCAGATTTACGGTTCGCTGCTAGTTGTGATTGTTCTTTGTGCGCCGCTAGCGTTTAGTGCTTATTATATTGTTAAGGAGTTTATGTATGGATAAGTTAAGTAAACAAATATTAAGACAATCTATGATGCACTCAATCTCAGTAAGTGCAGCCCAAGCAAGTGCGTTTAGCGACGATGATGTTTACTACTTAAAGACGAAGAACGCCTTTCGTGGTGGTAGTCGCGGCAAAGGCGGTAAAATTAAGTATACGAGGCGGTAATGACAACTCAATGTATAGGTGATTGTGTTTTAGTGTTATGCATATCAATTGTTATATGTATGATTTTGGATAATTTTAAAGGTGATTATGATGGCTACTAAACCAGCAAACGCAAAGCAAAAGCAGTGGATGAAAGATATAGCTGAATGGGCAGAAAATAACATTCAAATACTTTACGGTAACGAATGGTCAAACAAGCCAATTCAGCTTCATCATGTACTTGGTAGAAGCGCTAAACACAACAAGGTAGCTATTGGTCATGAGTTTGTATTGCCTGTGCCGTTTGTATTGCACGACGTAAGCAGTGACCACCCCAGTAATGTTACTCATTATAAGCATAAGTTTACCGACAAGTACGGCAAGCAACGCGATTTATTTCTACAGATGATTGAAGATATGCGCGATTATGGTTATGAGTTACCACCTTATGATGTATGTGAATCCATTAGGGGTACAAGCGCATGAGTAAAATAATTATTGGTATTGACCCAGATTCGAAAGCGCATGGTGTAGCTGTCTATATGGACGGCAAATTAACAGGATTAAACTGCCTATCACTTGTCGATATTGTAAAAATGATACCGCAATGGCAGGAGCTAGATAAGGGCGTAGAGTTTCATGTTGAAGATGTTTGCGCTAATAACGCTGTATTTATGAAGCCTAAAAAAAGCTACTCAGGAAAGGATTTGGCGGAGGTTAAAGCGAGGTCTAGAACTCTTGGTATGTGTCAACAAGCACAATCAGAGCTAGAAGTATTTTTAGCTAGCTTTTTAATATTCCCCGTTAAACATAAAATATCTAAGATGTGGAAAAAGGATAGAGCACAGTTTGAAAAGATTACAGGCTGGAAGGGTCGCAGCAATGAAGATACGAGGTCAGCTGCGTATTTCGGCTGGTTAGGGTGTAAATAAAAGCCATGGCGGTATAGATAGGGATAACCCCAGAGTTGAAGCTGAGGTTATCGAGTTAACCGCCTAAATCAAAAAGGCGGTATCTTCATGTCAATCTAAACCAGAGTCCATCCGCCACCACTTATCTTAAGTCTATTATCGAATAACTCAGAAGAAGTACCATTATCAAGAACGAGTCTTACCGTTGGATCTTCAACTGTCTCACCAACAACCTGTGCTCCTGCAGGGCCGTTGAGCCAAACCGTTTGCTGTGTTAGTCCCTTCATATCCCAAGTGTTATTCATTTGCTTGTAATTACCTGCTAAGCTGGTTACATCTGCGAACTGAGTTCCAGCAGCCCATGAGTCATCTAAAATAATATTATTGTATTTGAACTCGATATCATCACATGCAAATATTGACTTGGCCGTAACGTTTTCAAAGTCATTTCTTAACACTCTCAACTTGCTTGAGCTGGTTGTTACTTGAAATCTAACGCTGCCGGTTATCTTGTTGGTTTTAACAAAAAGGCCGTTTATTTGGTCTGGTAGGTTTCCGCTTGGCGGACCTGCAAAATCTATTGAGAATAGTGTGTTACCCTCTATTATTAAATTTGTAAGGACACTTGATGCACCTAGTGAATATATATTATCAACTACATTGCTTGTTATCTCACTATCAGCAAGGCCTGTTCCAATCCATATGGTAGAGCCAACACCCTCTATTTTATTGTTATCGACAAACGTCTTATCAGAGCCATTACCTAAGAATAAAGCGCCTAAAGAACCGTTAGCATCTTCTATTCTATTATGATGGAATCTTATGTTGTGCGTTTCTTCTCCAACTCTACCGCCTAACATTACACTTTGGGAGTTAGAGCCAGGAACATTGGTAGTCCTAACAAATACGTTATCGTAAATGTCAGCATCTGTAAGCGAATGTATTTTGAAACAACCGCCTCCTCCTGCTTGTTCGCCATAGTTACCGTAAAACTGTAAATCTTTACTAGCTACTTTAGGGAAAAACTCGAAAGGTAAGCTAAAGAAGTTTCCGCCGTTAGGGTTGGTGTTAAGTGCTTTGTTATTTCTAACTGTGCAATGGTTGAAGCCGCTGTTAACACCACCCATACCTAAAAAGTATTGTCCGATACCTACCGAAACACAATCTTCAACTATTAAGTAATTAGCAAAACCTTCAAGTAATATAGCGTTCGTAGCATCGATAACATTTGAATTTATAAACCTAAATCCAGCAATACGAATACGGAACAACGAGCCGTTATCAAATCCCATATAAAAACCATTGTTTTGAGTTCCTATAAGGTCAATAACCGCGCCGTAACCAATCATTTCAGTATCTGAGAAAACCTCAAACGCTCGACTATTACCAGCAATATCAGCATCTAAAATATATGTCTTCCCGCTTTTCCATAACTGCTTTCTACATGCTGCCATGTACTTAGGTATTACAATGGAATCAACCGCCGCAGTACCATCTGAGCCGAAAACTTCAGGAGTCATCCAGTCGGCCTTGCCTTGCAGCTCAGCATAAAACGCCCCATTTAAATCAGGACTACCTACAGGCTCAGGGCTTGCGCCAGCTCTGACTATGTATTCCGCACCACCCGCCATACTCACTGAGTTGTGATAATCTGTTTTTAAGCGCTTACCGGCAGGAAATGCTATCGCACTAGAGGTCATAGAGTTAACGAAAGTGAAGTTATAAGCTTGTGATAGGTCGTTTATTAACTCTGCTGTAGCGCCTATAGTTTCTGACGGTTCTATAAACTCATCTCCAGTACCTTCTTTTGATATTATGTCGTAAGTACCGGAATCAACTTTAAAAAAATAATTCCCATTATCGTCAGACGTGACAGGGTTAGCTATCGGAGCATCGTTTACATCAAATAAACTAGCTGTTGCTCCCATACCTGGCGGAATAGACGCAACCCTTACCGTCACCAATGTGCCGATAGATGCGTTTAAATCTACCTTACTCGTCATAGGGTCAATAGCGTCATTTCTTGACACTGCGATACCGTTATATCCAATCATGTTTTTACCTTATGTTTATGGGTGTGAGCCGTTACCGTTTATGTATCTTGTTGGTGTTGCTCCGAAAAGGACCACTGTAGCGCCTGAGTCTAAAACACCATTGCCAGCACCACCACCGAACAGTATACCAGAATCGCCATCCTGACCCCAGCCGCCGCCATCGCTACCATTTTCACCGCTGTTCGGTATTAGTACTTGACCAACCCCACCGTTACCACCATTACCAATGATATCGCCATTAGTTCCATCGAAATACCCGTTGCCGCCAATGCCGCCAGTCCTACCAGCACCGCCGCCGCCACCGCCGCCCTCAAGTATTAATGATGGGTTGATTGTGAAGTCTGCGCCACCAGCACCGCCACCGCCAGGCGCTCTAATATATCCATCTGCAACCGGATTAGATGCTGAAGGTGTAGCGCCAGAAAAGTATATATCAGTATCAACGCCTTGCGCGTTATATACTGTACCGCCGTCAACACCTATTTCATCGCTATTACCACCTCGACCACCTTGCGCCTGACCGTCAAAACCATTAACTAGTATTATAATTATCTTTGAGCCAGGAGCGAACGCGCCAGCCCTGAATCCGGTAGCACCGAAAGAGTAAGATGTTAACACGAATGTTATAGTTACCGCTGTAGATGGCGCACCGGCAAGTATGTATAGATTTGACTCGCTTAGCGGTGAATCCAAAACTATCTCTGTATCATCTTCGAACGCTGCCTCATAAGTCATCGCGTTAACTTTGTAGTGGCGGCCATCCTTTGTATACATTGGGTTTATTTTCAATATCTGCGACCTAACGTTACTAGATGGTGAGCCGTCAGCCGCTTGGTCTACGGTTGTCCTCATATCTACAACGTCACCAGTACTAAAGTTTAAATGGCGCTCATCAGTAATAAACGTTCTGATAAATGGCGTAAACTTAAACCTACTAACGTACCTCTGCACTAACAAATCAGCAGCATTAGTACCTATAAGACTATTGCTTTTGAATAGCTTATCCTTGTGCTTACCAAAGAATTCACCACCAATTATTGTGTTATCTGAAAACTGCGAGCCTTTTTTATAGCTTGATACGCTATCATCATCTGCTAGATTTCTTTTATCATAAAGTACTAGCGCCCTAGACGCCCTTATTGAATCTTGAGGTTTTTTAGTTATCGTGTATGCGTTTATCTCTTTACCTTCAACAAGTGTAGATGATGATTGTTTCCACACACTTATGGCTGATAGTTTTGCTAGATTCTCTGTGGTTGAGAACCACAAATCCATTAGAAATCCAGACAGAACCTTTTTCAATACATCATTCACGCTTTCTGATTCGCTATGAAGTGTGTTTATTTTATCTGTTGCGTGCCACTCCGCCACTTCATCAGCCCATTCAGTGGCCGGTATTAATGAGGCATCAAAATCTGACTCAACTAGTACTCGCGCTATGAAGCTATCAATTGTTTCATTATCTGAAAGCTCACACAGGAATACTTCATCGCCTGAGCTATGATCATCAGCGCTCGTCTTAGTTAGCAATTCACCTGATATTGTGGCGAATATATCGCTACCTCTTGTGTTAACGGTTAGTGACGCAGTGGGTAGCAAGTTGTCAGTAACGCCAATTATTTTAAAGAATTCATCACCTATTCTGACTGCGAAAACTCCCGAGTAGTCCGTATCCCCGTCAACAGGCAAGGATGTCACTGATGAATCGATATCTTGACGTAAAAAACTCTGTGTTGCCACTGGCCAAGTTTTCTCGTTAAGATTAGCTAATGATAGTACGTCTTTACATGCTAGTGTCCACGTACCTTTACTACCTGCAATAAATGAGTTTGCAACATAGTGCCTAGTTTGTGCGCCATTAACTAGGTCAACCGTTCCGTCAGGCTCTACCCTGTAAAGCTTTAATCTTACAGCTTTGTTTTCGAATATCTGTCTCGCAGATAATTTACCAAAGAATGATCCTTGAGTTTTTACTGTTGGCGTAACTCCCGGAGCATCAATGTTAGGGTCTTGCTTTTCATCATCAGTAAATACTATCTTTAAAGAGCCTCTGCTTGATAGGCCATCGCCAGGCTTTAATTCCGTGGCAGTTTCACTGATTGATTTTATTACACGCCAAGGGCTACCGGGTAAAGGTACTGGGCAATTCTCATTTGTGAACTTGTATGTCTTGTATTCTCCGGCCCATGCTTGGTCACAGGTTAATGGGGTACCAAACCCAGGAGCGCCACCGATGGTACATGCACCAGTGATAACGGGGAGGTCTATTTCTAGTACCTCGAAATGCTCCTGCATTCTCATTGTTCTTGTTGCTTCAAAAGATGACATTTTATAACCCGTTGTAAGCTGTGAATTTTAATGTGATAACGTCTAGCTTTCTTGTTTGACCATGCGCGCCGATGCCGTGTTCAGGGTCAAAGCATATATAACTAGACTCCGGCTTATCGCTCTGCTCTTTAATAAAGAACGGTTGATCAAAGCTAAAATCAATAAAGTCTTGCCATACACCCTCTGCAAATGCTGCCGTTTGGTTTGGTAGTGATAGATTACCCATTAGCGCCACTGACTTCCTCGTTCCTGCTACTGGTCCTACTTGCAGGTTAGTGGTTGTCTTTTGTGTTGTGTGGCGATTTAACCATGCGCGCTTATATCCTGCTTGCTCACCAGTTGGCACTACTATGTGACGTCCAGCGGCGATAAAACTAACTGTGGTTTGGTGTGTATTGGGCACAGTGACAAATTTAACAATCAAGTCTTGAAACGCTTGCGCAGGAAACGTAAACATAATGTTATGATTACGCTTTATCACAGCAGTACCTATCAGGGTGGTATCATTGTATAGCTCGATAGTTGCTTGTGTTAATGTCGCAGCAGTGTGACCAGATATAGCTACATAACTAATGTTTGTTTGTGCACCGTAGCTAACAGCAAAGTTAGCCACATTGGTTCCGCAAGTATAATTCAATGAGTGGTCGGGGTCTGAGATATTACTCGCAGTCTCACCCGCTCCCGCATCGGTTATTGTTGGCACTTGGTCTATTAGTACGTTACTGGTTGATATCGACAAACCGTCAGCAAGGACTCGGCTCGCTGTATTGCTAATTATTGGCATTAAAAGCGCCCCTCTTCTTGTCCTTTGTTTATCATGTTCGCTATTGTATCAATCAGCTCATCTCCGCTATCAGTTGCGAATCTAATTTGTTGTACTGATGAACCGCCAGTAGTGTCTGCAACAGTTAAATCTAGTCCCGTAGTTTCTGGCTGGAAGTCATCCTGTGGTGGTTGTTGTGATGATACTCCACCACCGCCACCTGAGATAGTACCGCCGCCTTTACCGGCGCTTTTAATATTATTAAGTTGCGTAAGGCCGCTTGCCACTATTACAGCTGACTGCCCAAGCGCCACCCAAAAGTTATTTTCAGCAAAGGCACGCTGAACACCCGCCGCTGTATCCATCACCACTAACGCAGACCGAACCGCTTTATTATCTTCAAGGTAAGTTTCAGATAGCTTGCTTGATGCTGTTATGAAATCCTTATATACACCAGCACGTTGCTTCTTATCAAGCTTCTCCCAGTCGGTTAATTGCTTACCTCCCCTTACCGTTATCTCTAACACTTTACTTTGGTTTTGCTCCATGCCATCAGCCATGCCATCAGCTATGTTTTTACCATACTGAACGCCAAGCTCGTAGAAGTCCTCGCCGACAAGCTCGTTCAGTCTCATAGCGGAGTTTCCGGCCGCATCAGCTAGGGCAGCATCAAACGTTTCCGTTCCATTTACGAAGTCAGTTAGCGCAGCCTGTGCGACACTTATTAGCCCGCCCCATCCGGCAGCTATAACATTAAACGACTCAATTGTTTTCTCCCCAAGGAACGCTGTTACATTTAGGGCTTTGATTATTTCTTCTGAGTAGTCAGCAACAAGTTGCCTTGATTGGGCAGCAAAAGACCCGCTAAATTTATCGAACTCCTTACCAACCTCTCTGATTTTTTGAACGTCAAGCTTCGATAGCGTAGTGTTTAAATCTGAAAACTCACCAGTTAGGCTTTTCATTGCATCGCCACCGTTAAGTAGTAGCGGTATTAAATCAGTTGTATCTGATGCCATGCCCTCAAGAGCAAATGACATTTGATTGGCCCCAACGCCAGCGGCTTGCATTTGATTCACCATTGCTTGCAATACTTCAGTGCCTGACATTGTAGAGAATCGCTGCGCCAATACCTCGGCCTCTTGCGATGTTATTTTCATTATGTCAACGAAATCTTGAAAGCCACCGCCGCCGGTAGTAAGGAATTCACCAATTTTTTCGTTGGTGTCCTTGCCGATATCACCAAGCTTTTCAAGTGATACGCCTACCGTGTTAGTAGCAAAAGCCATTTCCTGTAGGCGCTCAACTGAATCACCAGTACGATTAGATGCAACCTCTAATTCTCTCGCGAAATTAGATGCCTCCTTAACAGCGGCACCAACGGCGGCAGCAACAGCCAGGGTGGCAGCAGCGGCAGCGGCAGCGCCCTTGGTAAAGTTCGAAAATGATTTATCTGTTTTTTTAACTGAGCCGTCAAGTTCGTCAAGCTTCTTGTCAGTCTTTGATAAGGCGCTGTCGAGCTTTGCGGTTTTAGCGTCAAGCTCAACTATTAGTTTCTCTGTAGCCATTCGCTAGTAGCTCCGTTTTGTTTTCGTTCGTAGTTAAGCATTACAGTCAAGTCTATTTCAGAATTGCTTTGCTCTGATAAGCAACTGATTTCAACTAAATCTAATTGCCACGCCTCGCTTGGTGCTATCTTTAATTCTTTTACGCAGTACTTAAAGTAATCCCAGTATTTAACGCTGAATTCTTCTATTTGTACGTACGATTGACCTAGGTAATTACTTTTTTTTTATCAAGTTCCGCATAGTATGAACTGACATCGATAGCCAGCTGAAGCATAACCATAGGCCAAGGCTCGCACATGTCAGTGTCGTTATCGGTAGGCATCCAGCTAACTCGAAACATAGCGTCTTCAATTTCAGCCAGGGGAATACTCTTATCCTCCTGAACTATTAAGCAATGAAATAGTTTAGCTGCAACATCAGTAGACTCCATACCAAAAGCACTCTTGAGCCTTTCAACTAAACTAAGTTTTTCATTCTTTCTGAATAACTCTAAGTAGCACATAAGCAAGTAATTTAAATCTTTACCTGTTTGCTGGTGGAATGACTTACAAGCCGCAAGATTTAACTTGCAGTTGTAAGTTTTAAAACACAGGTTGATATGCATTACACGTCTGCCGCTGGAACGTGCGTAACAGCTCCACTAGAGTTAAATGACATTGCTGTCGATACCTTTGCTCCGTGCGGGATGGTGTCGCTCAATCCAGTAGGTACAAATAATCCTGTGAATGATTCGTCAGTCGCCGCGCCTGAACCTGTAAATGTTAACGTGTAAGTATCCTGTGTACCAGCAAGGGAATCAGCGCGAATCTTTCTGAATTCTGTATTGTTATTATAGGTAAAGTCACCTGCAAAAATATGCTGCTTAGTTGCTAGCTCACCATCTAAATAAGTGACGTTGTCGCCGTTTGATTTATTGCCAATCTCGATAGGGGTACCACCGAAAGTATGTGTAAAATCACCTTGACCCACGATTGCGCCTGATGTGTTATTTACTACTATTGCCGTGCCGTTAATTTCGCCTGCCATGATAGTTCTACCTTGTGCTAAATGTTAAATAATTAATTGATCACTTATGATTATATCATTCTAACATAATTATGCTATATTGGTAATGCGCCTAGGCTTAGCGGCTGAACATTGTGACACACTACACAATGGCGCGACTCATTATAGTGATAGTCAAAGTGAGACTAATATGAATATACCTCTAGATATGGTTGAAAATACCATACACAAAACAAAAAATAATGGCTCATTAAGAATAAAGCATTACAAAGGTAAATATGATGTTGATGTTGTTTTTATTGACACAGGATTTGTCAGGAACGCTGAATCCAGCGCTATAAGAAACGGTAGTGTAAAGGATTTAATGAAGCCGTCAGTTTGTGGTGTTGGCTACTTCGGAGTTGGTGACTATAAAGCTCAAATCAACAAAGTAAAAACAAAAGAGTATGATGTTTGGTCTGCCATGCTAAAAAGATGCTATTCAGAGACATCTAAAAAATACAACCCTTCATATTCAAATGTTAGCGTGTGCGATGAATGGCATAATTTTCAAGTTTTCTGCGCATGGTTCAATGACAACTATATAGATGGATACTGCCTTGATAAGGATATACTTTCAACTGGTGCTAGACAGTACAACAAAAACAATTGCTCGTTTGTTACTCATAGCGACAATAACATAAAAGCCAACGCTAAGTATTTTAGGTTTAAATGGGTTAACGGTTATGTTGCAGAGGTTTATAACCTAACTGAGTTTTGTAGGGAAAATAAACTATCCCAACAGTGCATGAGTGGCGTGGCACACAAAAAGCAAAACATGCACAGAGGGTGGAGCCTAGCGTGATGAAAAGGTGAGGTAGTTAATGCTGACATCACGCTGATACCAAGCCTCGCTTTCTGAGCCAGTATTAACAGTGCTTTCAAGTGTTGTAACCGTTTGGGTATTATACACCATTTGGGTGTTATATTTAAATGCGCTTATTAATTCGTCTATGGCGGTCAATTGTGCATTGTCAAATTCCTCACTATTCAATGATACGAATACGCTAATCTGAAATATTCCTCGCTGCTCATCCTTATCAGTGGCGCTCTTTCCCATCATCTCAGTTGATGCTGGTATGAAGTAGGCGGCCAACCATAAATCTTTGCCCGATGGATCGAATTTTCTATTCTCGAATGCGATATCGGCAGTAGTTAGCCCGCTCGGTAGGTTATTGATTAAGTGCGTAATACACGCTTGCTTAGTGTTTAAATATGACATTAAAGTGACCTTATTTTATTTGCCATCTTGATTACTGTGGCTCTCACCCACCCGTTAGGTGCTTGCTTACTGAAGCCGTTAGCAGATAGTTTTTGATACTTGCCTTTTATATACGATCC